GCAGAGTGTCGGCCGAATCCTTCACGTAGCCCTGCATCGGCGCCAGCGCGTAGATGCCGGCGGCATTGGTCGCGCCCTGATAGTTCGGCGAGATCGACAAGGCCGTGTCGCTAGCAATGTTGGTGACTTCATACCATGCGCCGTCAGGCCCGCGAAAGGCATCGCCTACCCGGCTGTTAGCAATGAAAGCGGTGCCTGTGCCGATCACGGCGTTCGAATTTAGGACGACCGAGACCGTACCTGATTTGTACCAGGGCATTGAGTATCTCCAAAAGAATACGTGCGAAGCGGAAGAAGTCAGGCCAGCAATTTGGCGCAGAGGAATGGACGGTGCCCTTGGTCAGTCCAGGCAGTTGTTGCGAGGCTGTACATCATGATGCGGCCGTTGGCGTAATCGACGCCGAGTGCGCAACCACCACCCGATGCATTGTTGTGGCAGTTCATGGCGAAAGGGTTCAGGGAGACGTACTCTCCAGCACCAAGCACCTTGTTGATCCCCCAGAAATACCGGTGACCAACGGTCAGCTGCTCTTCTCCGAGGTAAGTCCAGTTGCCTGCCGCGAAAGTAACGACCACCGCCGGGGCACCGCTGTCGTAAACAAGCGCCGCGTTCTGATCCCACATCCGTATCCCATAAGCTGCCGTACCCATGGACGCCCAGGCGGCCACGAAGTACAGGCCGCTTAACGCTGCATTGACGTTGGATGCCTTCATGGTGAACCCGGTCCAGTTGCCCGGACCACCGGTGAACCACACGGAGATCGGCACCTGTATCGTCCCCTGGTCCGGGCGAATGAACACCAGCGGCGGATCTGAGCTTGTGATTGCTCTGGCAAATACCCCAGAGGCATTGGTAGTCCCCGAATACGACCCTTTGGTCAGCATGCAAAGCCGTGGCGCCTCGGAATCGATCTGGACAAATGAATTGTCATTGATGCTCTGAAATCCATAGGTCATGTCGCATACCTTATCGCGTAGGCCTTGGCAGCAACCGTTGAGCCGATCGTGCCGGCGCTCGCGGATGGGTTTTTTCTCCTGACAATCACCTGGTTAGCCGAGGTCGAGACGTACGGATAGGACTTTTGGTTGCCGCTCCCGTCAGTTTCTGATGACTGCACATCCTGCGCCCTTGTCGGAATGATCATGAACACGCAGTTGGCCGGATTGAAGCCAGGAATGCTCAGCGTGTAGTCGGGCGCGACTCCACTGAAGTCGATCACGCCCTGCCAGATCACCTGATAGGTGAACGTCGTGGTATCCATGGTCAAATTGCCGTTTTCGTCCCACACTCTGGCGCCGTAACTCATACGCTAAGGTCTCCCCACTGGTAGCGCTTCACGCCGTTTTGATCGAACACTTTGCCGCCGGCATTGTTAATCAGCTGACGTCCGCCCCCGCCGAACGCCGAGTTGATCTCGAACGTACCGTCGAAAAACAACTTCCACCCAGTGGTGCCCGCGACGTAATTGTTCGATTGGATGTAGTTGCCGATCTTGGCATTGGTGATCGTGCCATCTTGGATGTACGCCGAGTTCATGAACACCTGGCCGCCAACCACCGCAAACGGAACCGAGACGGTGCCGCCTGCGATGGTGTTGACGATGGCGAATCGATCCGCGCTCACCAGGAACTGGCTTTGCAGGCCGGCGCCAGTGTTCTCGATGCCCAGGCCGACGCCGGCTGCGATGTACTGCCCGCCAGCGGAGATCTGCATCTTCACCGACCACATGGTCGAGAGCTTGCCGCTGGTGTCGGCATAGGCTGTCGACGTCTGCTGAATCGCGGCGGTGTTTTGCCCCACCGACACATTCACCTGATCGATCTTCGTGGCTGTTGCTGACTCGTTGGTAGCGACCACCTGTTCCAGCTCGGTGATGTTCGCGGCGTTCTCGCCGATAGCGACATCGAAGGTAGTGATCCGCTGCGCCATCGCTTCGTTTTCAGAGGTGCGAACCTTTGATTCCGAAGCTATCGCGGCGGTACTTGTCCAGCCCTTCAGCGCATCCGCCAGAGCCCCCTCGCCATTGTCGTCGCGGGAGGATGCCCGCAACGCTTGAAACGCGGTCGCCTGTGCAGTGACCACGCCGTCGAGCTCAGTGATGTCGGCAGTATTGAACGCGACCTGCTGCGCCAGGCCGTTGGCCGTCTCGATCGACTGACCCACATCCAGCCAATAAGTGGCATTCGGAGGCGGCGTGTTGATTGGCACTTCGCTTTTAGCCTGAAAGATCCGGTCGCCCTCAACGACCATAAGGTCTTTCGCGTATATCCGATCAGGCTTGTAGCCGGTCAAGCCATCGAGCGCATCGATCTGATCCTGAAGTCCTGGGATTTTGTCGATCTCATCCAGAAGGATCTGACCGAGCTCCGATCGGGTGATCTTCCCTGCCAGTGCAGCCAGGTAGGCCGACACGTCATTCGAGGTCGAGGTCGGAACGTACAGGAATGCGCTTTTCCCATAGGCGTTCGACGAGCGCACGAAGTAGTAATAGTTCGTGTAGAACGCCAATCCTGTATGGGTGAACGACAGCCCTCTCCCGAGGAAGTCGGCGTCGTCCGCGGTGGCGGTCGGCGAAGTACTGAAAAAGTACTCGTAGGTGCCGCCGTTGAGCCCGTAATTCGGGTTCTGCGGGATCAGCACGATGTGGTCGATCGACGACTGCACTACGCACGACTCCGGGATCGGCGGCCCGTTGATGCTGACCGTGATCGTCGCCTCGCCAGACCGAGCCATAGGCCCGAGAGCCGCCACGCTCATCGTGTAGTTGCCGGACGGCAAGCCATTGACTGGGCATTCGGTCGATATCGCCGGGACGTTGTACGACCGAATCGCTGTAGCGCCCTGCCGAACGATGACCACGTATTCCGAGACGATCCCGCTTGGCGGCGCCCAGGAGAGAACCCCCTGAATAACCTCCGCATCATCACCCGCCACCCACGCAAGGCCGGTAGGCGAACCGAGTCCGCCGGTAGGTAGATTAATGAAGCCCAGCGGGTTGTACGGCTGACCTACTGCATCGTCGAAGATGGCCGCCTCGTACTGCTTGACCTGGACCGTGCAGCCTTCGCTATCGCCCATAGACCAGTCGGAAACAATGAACTCGCCAAGGATATTCAGAGACGGCAGGTTGACCCGCACCACGCGGCCCGGCCGACAGTTGTAGCCGGAGAAGTTCATCGGAATACTGATCGCCCCGCCCGCACGGCGACGGCGCAACTCCATGTTCGCCAAGCGCTGGGCCTGGTACGGATCAGTGACGTAGGAGTAGGTCAGCGTTTCCGCTGCTTCACCACCGTCCTCAACGATCCATTCTGCAACACTGACTTCGGGGTAGTCGGTCTCGGTCCAGGACTGATCCGGATCGATGAACGTGCCTCGAACGGTGTTGATTGCCGAATCATTGGTGGGCTCGGTGCTGCCTGTGACAGTGCCGATCACCATGTCTTCGGTGATTTCGAAGTCATACGGGCCGTAATAAGCGCCCGCCTGAAACATCCAGCGGCCGCCGACACGTATCAGGTGACCGCCAGAGGCCGCTTCAAGCTTCTGCAGAACACCTGTGCGCTGTTCGTCCGCACCGATCACGCAGCCGCTCCTATAGCGCTGGCTGGTCGAGCCGTCAGCGTTGGTCAGCGCTTCGTCGCACACGTTGGCGGCACTGGCGAAGGTTTCGAATACGATCTCGTCGTCAGGCACACCACAACGCGCACGCAGGAACCAGAGCAAGTGCAGCGCGGTATTGGCGCTGTAAACGGCGGTGCCGGTGCGCGGGTCGTAAATGTCGTTCCGGCCGCGTACTACAAACCGAGTATCCGGGATGCCCGAGGGGAATTTCTCGGCACTGTACTGCAGCGAAACACGAACGAAGGATAGGCCGCGACCGATCTGGCTGTCCTTCCAGTCTGGGCAGTTGGCCTTCAGGAAAGCGTTCACCTGCGTAGGATTGACGATCAGCTCATAGCTGGCCAGCGGACCAAACGCACTGATCTCTTCTTCGCCAAGGTAGATGTTTTCAAGCGCATCGATCGGGCCTTCGGACAGCACGTACACCAGGTGAAGCCACTCGCCCTCACCTTGCGCGCCCGATTGTTCCTGAGCCCAGACGAGAACGCCGCCGGTGGAAACGCGGCCGAGGATGAAGCGAACCGGAGCCTTCGACGATCGCACGGTCTGCGCGGATGGCTCGTTGTCACGCAATGGTGACTTGGTGTTGAGCTTTTCCTGTTGCTCGGCTGCATAGAAGGCCAGCGCCGCACCAGCGACAGCGCCCCACGGGCCGCCCTGAGCAAAACCAACAACCGCACCAACCACAACTGAGGCAAGTTTTCTGACGCCGCCGCTCATTCAACCCTCCAAGCGGCCAGTGGCTCGCATTCAACTCTGGCCGCGCCGTCATCGGTCGTTGCCCAAAAATCTCCAGCCCAGAAGATGGCCATGCTTCGGCCGCCGGGCGCGTCGTACATCACTACGTCGCCGCGCTGGATGAAGGTCAGCGGAACCCGCGAAAAGCAGGCGTCCCACGCTGCTTCCAGGCTGCCGTGCTGCTTCTTCAGCTGTCGCTTGGCGCCAGTCTCTGTCGTGTACTTGCCGCGGTACTGCTCGGCTGGATCGATACCGCAAACAGCCGCCGCGCAATCAGCCGCGAACAGGCAGCAGTCAAATTCGCCCCATGAAAAAGGCCGCTCTTGGGCGGCCTTGATCACGTCGTTCAGTCGGGTTGTCCAGTCTCGGTAGCGCATGGCTAGCTTCCATAGGTGAATGTCGGTGCGTCCTTCTTCGAGCCCCAATAGATGGGCCACTCGGACATCTGGGCAATGGCGAAGAAGAACCGGTCGCCTTCGTGGCGTGCGCGGTGGTTTTCATCGGTGAAGCGCTCGGTGCCGGTGCGGCTCCACTCAGCCATCCGGTCAACGACTGGGACGGTGATGCTGTTGCCATCCTCGCCGCTGCCAGAGAACGAGAACTTGGCAGCATCCATCCGCCCCGAGAACAGAATGTCCGCCGCGTAGTTGCCGGCCTCATCGAACACCACGAACATGACTTTGGCCATCCGCCCGCGGCATCCGCGCACATTGGTCTCAGACAAGATGTAGGTATCCAGACCACTGAGGGTCAGCTCGACCGACATTGGCGACCCGGAGTTGTCGCTTTCCTGTGACTGGCTGACCTGGCCGAAATTGCCAACGCCTTGATAGGTGATGCCGTCGACCACCAAGTCACCGGTGCCGGTATGCGCGAAGACCATGCCATCGACGAAATCCAGCTGCACGGCGTACACAGGCATGAACTTGCCGGTGGCGATGATGTTCACTACGTTTTGGCTGAACGGGAATGCTGAGGGCATCAGAAGGCCTCCCTGAATTGGTAGGAGCCACTTGAAACAACCGGCTTTACAGAGATTGCCCAGGTGTCTGAGGTCATGCGAACTTCCGAGTACGGGTTTAGGTACTCGACCGCCGCCCCGGCCGTAAGCGTTTTGCGGATTCGCTTGTTGAGCAGCACGGTCACCTGCCCCTGAGCATTTGCCGAGGCCGGATTGGTAACCTCGAACATCTCGCCTGCGATGGTGATGTAGTCGCCGGCGCTGAAGACTGCAGCGCTTGGTGTTGCGCCGGCAATCAGCATGCTCCTCGCCTGGGCATTGCCAGTAACGACCGTCAGTGCGCCGACGCTGTTCGTCCGTTGCCGAGTGAAGGCTGGCAGGTTGCATGTTCCGAACATCCCATCCAAGCGACCAAGAAACGCCGACAGCTCGCGCTCTTGATCTCTGGTCAGCACGCCATAGGTCAGCGTGCATTGCCAATAGGCGCCCGGATAGCCAACGATCTGCTGGGCATTCGATAGGGTCGAAGTGAACGCTCGGCTATTGTTGACGATGCCCCACGTCATTTCAGACGGGCGCAGCGAAGCCGGCCACGTTAGAGCCATGTAATACTCCTTAAAGGCTTAGCGCCGAGCGATCAGCTGGCGGATGGTTCCGTTCTGTTTTAGGTCACGGACGACCAGCTCATAGCCGCCCTTTGCTCCCTGCATAGCCGCTTCCTTGACCATGTTGATGGTTGCGTCGTCGGGCGTACCTTGGAAGCTAAAGTGTTGCTCAATGACAACGCCGGAGCCTGATGCGGTAGAGCCCTGCGCTACGCCGGAATCCTTGCCGCTTGATGCTGACCCAACAAATCCGCCGTCAGCGTATCCTTTGCTTGATGCGTTCATGCGCTCAAGGAATTCGCGCGTGCCAGGCTGCGACACCACGTCCTTGCGGACCACAAACTCGCCACCGTGAACAACGCCTTTCGGCTCGTACCTTCCGCCGTCGCCGGTATAACCGCCATCAGAGAATCCGTACTTCGCCCCATAGCCAGCAGCCGAAGCGCCGAGACTCGATGACGTAGCCCCAGCAGAGCCAGCCGCCAATCCATTGCCCGCAGCAGATGCGCCAGCACCAGCAAAGCCGCTGAACAGAGTTCCAAAAATGCCAACCGCCGCCTGACGAATTTGGATGCGGATCAGGTCGGCAATGATACCGTCGGCCAAATCCCTGAACGACAGCTTCCCGGTTTTCACGAATTGGATGATGCTGTCTTCCATGTTGCTGAAGGCGTTGGTGAATAGCGATTTGCTTTGGCCTGCTACATCAGCGGCCTGCTCGGCGTAGGTCTGAAATGCCGACCTTGCGCCGTTCGACCAGTCAGCCTGGGCCTTATCCACTTTGGCCCAGCCATCCACCATGATTGCGACCTGCTGCGGGAATAGCTCCTCGGTGATATTGATCTGGTCCTGCAGATCCTTGCGTTGCTGGTCGGTTGATGCCCTGGCAAGCTTTGTGCGCAGATCTAGAACGCGGTCGTTGTGATCGCTCTCCAGCTTCAGTCGCTCGGAGGCTCTTTGTGCCTCCTCCGATCCCTGACCAATAGCAGCGGCAGCCTGGTTTGCAGCTTCCTGCTGGTTCTGAAGCTGTTTCTGGATCTGTAGCCGGTACTGCTCTGCCTGGCTCAATTCTCCAGTTTTTGCGATGACCGCGGCGTAATCCTTTGATGCCTGGCCTAATGCAACGCCGTATTGTTCCTGGGTGATCTTTCCCTTCGAAAGCGCAAACTGAAGCTTTTCCTGCGCCTCAGTCAGATCTCGAACAGCCTCTGCTGCCGGATCTGCCTTTTTGTAGAGAGCATCGAAGGCGCTCAGCGCAGCGTTAAGCTCGCCTTTTTCACTTGGTCCTTTCGGGGTTTTAGTCGGCTTGTTCGGCGTGGTGCCGGCAACAATTTGCGCCATCTGCTCTTCAGCTAGCTGCTGAGGTGTTTTGCGCGAGGTGGCCGGTGCAGCTGGCGCGGTACCGCCATTGGTCAGCAGCCCATAGCCGCTAAGGCTTTGCTTTGGCTGATCGACCAGCAACAGATTTCGACCTGCTGCCAGGTTGACCGACTTGTCGATGATCCGCTGCATTGCACTGACTTGCCGGGCCGAACTCTCTTCAGCTGCTTTTGCGGTATCGCCCAGGGCTTTCTTCTGCGCGGCAGCCGTATCCTCAGCGGCCTGCATGGCGGCATAGCTCGCAACCAGAAGAACCTTCAGGCGTTCCTGCTCGGCCTTGTTGTTCTCCTTGACGGCGTCCTGGTACTTGTTGAGCAGGTCGGTCTGAGCTGCGATGGCCTTGGCTTGCTCTTGCTGCGCCGCATTAGCGCCCATCTTGATTGCGGTGTATGCGGCCTCAGCTGCTGCGTTTGCGCCAACTAGGTCGCGCGTCTTTGTCAGCTGTGCAATGTACTTGTCCCACGCCTGAGCACTGGCGCCATTGGCCTTGCTGGTAGCATCCTGCGAGGCTGCCAGCTTGCCGTTATTGGCTGATGCTTCCTGCGCGAGCTTGCTGACAGACTGAAGACGCTCGGCATAGCCAGCCGCCGATTGAATGCTGGTGTCGTAGCCGGCGGCGATCCCCTCCAGAGAGGACTTGAATCCACCTGATAGGCCTTGCGTCGACTGCAGCCAGACAGTGACATCGTCCAGGGTTTTCTGTCCGGACTTCACTTGAGCAATCATGCTCGACAGAGTCGCCAAGTCGGATACCCGTGCCGCGCCGACGGAAGTGATCGCATTCTCGGCGATGTTTCCGTAATTACTGGCAGAGGCCGACGCCTGATCAAGCGCCGCCTGTTGTGCCTCGGCCCACTTCGACGCCTGATTGCGCTGTTGCGCCGCCGTCAGGCTATCGAACTTCTTGACCGTATCGTCAATCGTCAGGTTTTGATCAATCAGCGACTGCGTGCCGGTGTCGGCAGAGCTGCTGAAATAGATGTAAGCAGCGGCAGCGGCGGAAAGTCCCAGCGTTACCAGGCCAAGCGGGCCGCCAATAGCTGCCATGGAGGCGCCGCGAACTGCTGCGCCCCGAGATTCGGCGGCATTGAGTGCGTTCTGTGCGGCAGCTTGTGCGCCAAGGATTGCCGCGCCTTCAGTGCGCGCAGCATTGAGCGCAACGGTTTGCTGGCCGACGACTGCACCGGTCGCCAACTCAGCTTGTCGCGCAACAGCAAGGCGGGCCTCGGCGGCCGTGAGCTGCGAGGTAATTGCAGCCTCTGCGGTGCGGATCTCGGCGAGACGGGTATGCGAAGCTGCTAGTCCGGTGTTGTTGATCTGCGCCTGCATCCGCTGGACTTCGAGCTGACGGTCGGCAACAAGCTGAGCAGAAACAGCCTTCAGCTGCCTGAGGCTAGCCAGTTCTGTCTGAGCCGTCGCCATGGCTTCACTGCGGGCGTAGATGGCCCGAGCCAGGCTGGCCTCGGTCGAAGCCACGACCACGCTTTGTATGGCGACAGCCTCGGCCGTGGCGGCCACTTCTGCCTGGCGGGAAGCAATGATCTGCTGATTGGCTGCGACGGTATCGGCGAGTCGAGCCTTGGCCGCCAACGCTAGAGAGGTGACGAGGCCGACCCCGACCTTTGTAGCGTAGGCGCCAGTGATCGCCATAAGCGCATCGGCATTGGTGACAACCGCTTTTAGGCCGTCGCCGCCGACTGCCACGACATTGCCAAGGCCGGTGGCGATGGTCTGGATGCCATGGATAACCTCGGGCTTTGCCAGCGAGTTTGCCAGCTCATCTACGGAGCTGATCAGGGGGTTAATGTCGATCTGACCGACAGCGGCCAAGAAGTTGTTTTTCAGCGCCGTCGATGCCTGCTCGAACCGCCGCGGCATGCGATCCAGCTCGGAGTTCAGCGACGACAACGATTTGAGCAGTGCGTTGGTGACCACCTCGGCGGTGATCTTTCCGTCAGCCGCCATCTGGCGAATCTGGCCGTTGGTGACGCCCAGGTATTCAGACAGCGCCCGGGTGATGCGAGGCCCCTGCTCCATGACAGAGTTCAGTTCCTCGCCGCGAAGTGTGCCAGAGGCCAAGCCCTGGGACAGCTGAATCGCAGCGTTGGATGCCTCCTGCATGGTGGCGCCAGAGATTACAAACGCTTTGTTGATGGCGTCGGTCACGCCAAGCAATTGCTCGGTGGTGTAACCGGCGCCTCGGGTGGCGTTGGCCAGCCGGGTATACAGCGAAACAGTCGACTCCAGCGAGCTGCCTGTATTGTTCGCCATCGTCAGCAGCTTCTGAAACGAATCAGTAGCGACAGAGTTCGATGAGCTGACAAGCGCCAGAGAGCCCTGCATGGACTTGAAGGCGTCAGTCAGGCGGATGATCTCGCCGACAACCCGGCCAACTCCAAGTGCTGCGAATGCTGCGCCGGCTGCCTTTGCCGCAGTTCCGGCGCCATCCATCGAGCGCGCCGTCTGGTCACCAACTACGACCAGATTGTTGAGGGTGATCCGAAGTTGCTCGCCATTCCGCTGGGCCTGCCGCGAATCGATGATGATATCTAAGCGACTGGATTGCTGAGTCATGGCTTTTTCCTGGGCGTAAAAAAACCCGCCGGAGCGGGTCTTGTTTATTTTTTGGCTCGGGGATCTCCCCCGCAGCTTGGACAGTACATGCTGTGCTTCTTGATTGGCTCGCCGCATGCGCCGCAGGGCGAAAGGCGAGTGACTGGCGACGGCGCCTCAGATTTCGCGACTGGCTTGGCGGGCGCTACTGGAGCAGAGAAGGGAGCCACCGGACTAACTCGACCAAGGATCTCGCCAGGCTTGTAGTCCGGGCTTCCGCAGTACCCGCCAGCCGCAAAGGATTGTCGGCGAATCATGCGAACAACCTGTGGAGCAAGCACCCAGCAGGCCACCAGGACGAAGATGATCAGACCGAAAGCCCAGTAGCTCGCCATCACGCCGACAGCGATAGCCACCAGCCAAGGCGCGAATATCAGCGCCGCGACAACAACAATCAACCCTATGAGAATGTGCATCGAGCCACCCCGGCAAGTCAGAAAGCAATGGCCATACGATAGCATGTAGGGTGCATTACTTATCTGACGGCTTGTTCTTTTCAGCCCATCGCTCAAGGAAGTCGCCATCGAGGGCGAATATCACCGCATCAAACTCGTCGCGCGCATATTGCTCGCCATAGGCTGCCAGGTAATCGTTGAGCGCTCCGACCGACAAAGGGGCCGGAACCCCATTCATGCCGACATACTGCCGCGCTCGACTGATGACGTAGTAGGCGCCCAGCATATCGGTGGTTGCACCATCAAGCTCGGGCGGCTCAGGAATGTAAACCCTCAGCTTTTCGCGGACTTCTCTTTTGCGCTCGTTTTCCGGGCCCGCCCACTCGGCTGCCCAGCGGTAGGCGGCAAGGGCTTTTCCACTGTGTCGGCCACCTGCTCCTTGTGACGCAGGGCAATGTCGTTGGCGGCATTCAGGGCGAGGAAGTAAACCTCTGGCATCTGCTCGATCAGAACAACGCCGCGCGCGGGGGTATAAGGCGCCGGGGTTTCTGGATCTTCTGCCTCTGCAACACCTTCCCAGTCTAGGATCAGGTGCTTGCACGCCAGCTCGACGAACAAAATGTCAGGGTCTGGAATTTCGACCGTGGACTTTTTGAGGATGTCGAACTCTTCAGTGCCCACGCCCATCTGGCGCGAGGCGAACTCAAGGTGTCGCTGAATCTGTCGGAAGTCGCTGGTGTAGCCTGGTCGGGCGGACGATCCGATCTGCAAGCGAAGGCCTGGAGCCGGCTCGATCCATCGCGTTGACACGATATCTAGCGGATCTTTCTTTTTCAAAATAAAGGTCATTCTGTACCCCAGCAACGAGGCCCTTTCAGGCCCCTGCGTGATTGATGGTTAAGGCGTAACAGCCGGTACGCGAGTGATCGTTGGCGGGATACGGCGAGCCGAAACAGCCAGCTCCACCTCGATGATGTCGGTCGCGCCGCCATCCGGCCAGCTGCCGACCGCTTCCATTTCTGGCAGCAGCACCGTATAGGCGCCGTCTACGTTCTCGAGCGTGAAGCTCATGGCTACCGACTCACCGGTGCGCTGCTTGCGGTACAAGGCGTAGGAAGCGGCAGACCAGGCCACGGTGACGCTGCCGGAGGCACTGAAGGTTGTCGGGATGATGCTGCCGGCGAAGGCGTCACCCGAGCCCAGGCAGCGCTGAGTCTGGACCGCGTTATCGAAGGTCAGCGACATTGCACTGATGCAGGTGCCGTTAGCTGCCGAAGCAGCCACGCCATCCAGCGTCAGGGCGGTGAAGTTCTTGAAGTTGAAGCGAGGACCGTCCGGCTCTGGAGTTGGCGTGACGAAGAAGTTCGTACCGTCAGCCTTGTCTGCCCAGTCGGTCGCCGAGAAGGTGGTGTCGATGGTCACATCATTGTCAGTGCCGAAGGTGAAGGCCATCGAGGCCACTTGTGCGCCGCGGGCCACAGACGCAACAGTCACGTCACTGGCGTAGGAGGCGATCGAGTAGCTGATGCGCTGATTACCCATGGTCAGGGAGTCAGCCGTCCAGCGCGCACCGAAGCACGACTCCAGGAAGTCGTCGACCGCGCCGCCGTAGCGCCACTTCATGCCGATCGGACCGGCAACATCAACCGTAGTCGGTGTAGTGCCCTGGCTCATTCGAGTAGAGCCGATTTCGTTGTTTTCTGCGGTGTTCTGGGTTGGGCCGATACCGAATGAGGTGCGGATCAGCTCTTTCCAGCCAGTTGCGGGCGTGACGCCCTGGGTTACTTCTTCGACATAGGCCGTGGCGACCTTTGCTCCTGACGACATGGGTATGTCTCCTTTCTGCGGGCATAAAAAAACCCGCTCATGGCGGGGTTTACTGAATCGATGTATCGGTTATTTCGAGGCGAGCCCGGCAGGTCCGCCGCCGCACATGCAATTGACCCGGAATTTTTCAGCGCTGAATAGACACTGCGAATCAATACCCAGACCGATGCCGGCCACAACGTAATCGCCGTTGTGCAGCTCCGCCTTCACCGACCAGTCCTTAGCGATCTTGACACCGATCGAGGATTCCTTGATGAACGCCTCATTCATGTAGGTCACGCCATCGACAACAATGAAGGGCTTTGGATTGATAGTGCTTTCCAGCGTACCGATAAGTGATGCACTCACCGCGTCAGCTTGTGCTCGCGCCTGAATCTCTTCAGTGACGGCGGCGGTGATGGATTCGGCGGCCTGATCATTCGTCAGCCCTGGTCCGGCGGTAGTGACCATGATCATGGAAGCAATCACGCGTCGGTTACCGTCGTTCAACTCAAGGCGACCAGATTGATCTATCTTCCATCCTGAGACACCCGGAACGTAGTTGTGGCTCTGCATTGCTGTGCTCCAGAACGAGAAAATCCGCTCAATGTCGGATTTCTTGTGTGATTGATACTTGCGCTCAATGCGCCCGGTAGGGAACCTGGATGTTTACCTGATACCAGCCAAGACCATCATCGCCGACGGTGTTGGTCGACACGGCGAAACAGTCGAAACCGTCCTGGCTGAAGAACTGGAAGTGCTGGACCAGCGTGTCAGCCGCTTTGGTGATGGCGAGCGTGCCGGTGTAGGTCTTGACGAACAGCTGAATGATGATGACGCCGGTTCTGCGCACGCATGGCGTCAGGCCTATCTCGGGCGCGTTGGACAGGCCCGGCACGTCAGCCAGCCTGGCCCATATCGCCTTACCTGCAGGATCGAACGGCTTTGGCGGGTTTGGGTAATCAACGCTCGCCGCCGGGATACCGGTCCACTGCGTCATGCGCGTGGTGACGATGCTTCGGATCTGCTCGAATGTCATTGGTTGGCCCTCGCCACGCTGTTGAATGCTGTGCCGAACATGCCAACCGGCGCCTGTTTCGAGTAGCCGTCTTCCAGCTTCTCGATGTAGGGCAGGTTGTTCTGCAGGTAAACGACCGTGTATGGCTCCAGGCCGCTCAGGCGGGAGGCGCCATTCATGATCGTGTTGCCGCCCGACTTGTCATAGCTTTCCAGAACCTGGTAGACCGGAGCGCCGATACTCACGATGGTGTTTGCCCGTGCGCGCCCGGTATCAACCGGCATTCGCATGGTTATCTCGTTGAGAAGCTGGATAGCGATCGTCCTGATCTTCTTCGAAAGGTCTTGCTCGACAACCCCTATAAACAGGCTCGGCGGCACTCTCCATCCTCGGGCCATGGGTCACTTCCTCAGCTGTATCTGGTAGGTGGCGGATGCTGGATCAACCTGCACGCTTTTGACCAGGTAGCTGATGCTCTTGGCTCGATCGGCCAGGTCAGGCGCCGTTATCGTGTGGCCCTCGGCAGGCCGGTCGGTCACTTCGTTGGTCAGTGCGATCAGCTGCAAGTCGCCCGACAGGATGTTGATATTGTCGATGCGCTTGGTTTCGTACTTGGCCAGCACACCGCGACCGGTGTAGGTCACGGGAACGGCCGTTGTCTCTTCGGTGACCGGGTCATAGACACCCGGACCCTGGTAAGTGCCAGCGAAGGCTGATACAGCATCAGCCAGATCGTCGTCGAAGGCTTCGGCCAGTTCGGCCTGAATCTCATCGCGCATGCCCATGGTCAGATCCTTTTCAGCATCATCACGCCGGAGCGCTTGGTCCATGGGGCAAGCAGTGCCAGCGCGAAGTTCTCGCCGGCAGACAAGTCGGTCGAGCCCGATGCATAGGTTTTGCTGACAGACGTGCCGGACGTTGCGGACACCGTCTTGCTCAGCACTTCCTTCTGCGTGGACTTGTACAAATTACCCGCCGCCGCCTCTTTCGCCACCTGCGCGCCCGCAAGCTTCACGGCGTCAGGTGTAGGGTCGGCAACGGGGCGATTAATCTTGGCCGTGAGCCAGGCGTTAGCCATCGTCACAGCAAGGACCGGATCACCTGTTCCGGCCCAGCCAGGACCAAGCAGGGTGTCAACGTCGGCAACGGTGATGTAGTCGGTCATGTGCTTGTCCTTATTCCTTCGGCACCAGGGCCAGTAGCTCGTCTTTCTTGGCGTCGGCCTGGAAGTCGATACCCTTTCCGGTCAACCAAGCTTTCAGCCCGTCGACCTTCATTTTCAAAGGGTCAGTTTCGACATCTGCTCGCTTGTCAGCGCTGCCGGACACAGCAATGCCGGCCCGCTTATAGGCTTCGATGATGTTCGGCTTGTCGCCATCCACCACCACTTCCTTCGCGGCGCTGATCACTCCGAAGAACTCGTCCAGCCGGCGATAGCAAGCCCCAGGCTCTTTGCCCGGAGTGTCTGAATAGATAACCTTCATGCTTTTCTCCGTGCTGGCGGGGCGCACTCAGGCGCCCCACCGGTGGTGGATTACGGGGTTACGGTGCCGCTGATCACAGCAGCGAAAGGAACCTGCTTGCGGTCGAACACGCGTTCCCAGCTGGCTGCGGCCGCGTATTGCACCGCAGTCGGGCTGAGGTTTTGCGCCTCGGAGCCTTTCCAGCTGAAGCCAGCCGGCTGCAGGATGTAGGTTTTACGCTCCCACAACACTTCAGCACCGCCGCCGTTGCCGCCGCCTGGCTTACGCTCCAGCTCGACCGGCATTTTCGGATTGCCTTCGCCGTAGCCGAACGCGCCCTGACCGAAGAACACGGACAGGTACTGGCCCGGGCCATAGGTCAGGCCGTCATCCATGAACACAGGCTTGCCCAGGTAGGTAGCCAGGATGATCTTGCCGTCGGCATCGCGCAGGTACTCGATCAGATCCTGCTTGACCATCTGGTTCATCACGACCGAGTGCACACCGATGGCGCCGAACTGGTCAGCGGCATCGCCGGCAGTGAAGGCCGCATCCTGGAATGCAGTAGCGCTGATGGTCGCGCCAGCATCAACAACCATATCGCCCGCGTTGTTCGCGATGTTCGAGGCGATGATGCCGCGAGACGCGCCCAGCAGGTAACGCTGCCACTGGCGAGTCCAGTAGGTGCCGAAGCGGTTGCGGATCTGCTGCTGAGGCTCGGTGTTGGCCAGCTCGGCAGTCAGGTCGGTTACGCCGTAGCCTTTGTTGAGGTACAGAACGCGCGCACGCATGCTGTCCTGGGTGACTTTGCCGACTTCGCCCTGGTCGTTCGGGTCGTCGTTGCTGACGTTGGGCGCCTCGTCGGCGTCCAGATCCTGCCAGTAGCTGATTTCGGCAGTGCCTTGGCTGCCGGAGGCGATGGCGTCCAGCACGGGCGAGCGCATGACAATGCCCGACTCGTAGACAGCTGTTTTTTCCGGGCTGTTAACCGGCGCCAGGGAGGCGTAGTAGTCGCCGACGAAGATGTCGGTCAGTTGCGTAGTTGCCATGGATTAAGTTCCTTTGGTGGTCAGAAGTCGTTTGAATGCATCCGGGTTGTCACGGGCAAGCGCGGCGCGCTCGGTTTCCGTGTACTCGCCCCATTTCTTCGTGGCCTTGCCACCGTTGTCGCCGGTCTGTCCGGCACCCTGAGCCCTTGGCCAGAGGTGTGTAGCTGTTTCACGCAGCGATTCCGCCCATTCGAACGGTGACAGCGGGGTCTTGCCGTCCTTGCCGTAAACGACTTCGCCGTCTCGGTCAGTGGCAATCGCCTCGCCGTCTTCGCTGAGCTTGAAAGTGCCCCGTGCACGGAGAATGATGTCCTCAGCAGCTTCAGGGAGTGCGCCGGCCTTGATGGCAGCAGCGCGGATGGAGTCGGCAAGCACCTTGTCGCTGTACTTGGCAGCGAAGGCTTCAGCCTTGTCGGCTCGGGATTTCTCAGCGGCCAGCTTGGTGTCGTAGTCGCCGCGCAGGCGCTCAGTGCGGCGAGTGATCACCTCATCCAGCTTGCCCTCGGCGATCAGCTTGGTTTCTTCGTCCTGGCCAACCTTGTTCAGCAGGCCCTTCACCGCCTCGATGTCCAGACCTTCGAACTGAGTCTTGAAGCCTTCAAGCTCGGTTTTGGTGGTCCGCAGCGAGCCAAGCAGCTCGGTGTTCTTGTTCTTTAGACCTGTAGTCGCTGCGTCAACTGCGGCGGCGATGGCGGTTTTTACTGCCGGGTCTTCAAGATCAATCTGGTTTTCTTCTGCCACTTGGCACACTCCTTAGGGTTGGCCGGCTCGCCTTGCGAGCATAAAAAAACCCCGCCATTGGCGAGGCTAGAATTCTTCGCGCTACGAAATGACTATTGGCAAATCGTGGCGCGCATTAGTTGAGCCCTGCCCGCTCGAACGCCTCGGGCACCATCTGCCGGAGCTGGTCGAGCGTGCGCGGCTTGAAGTTGTTGCCGATCTGCAGGTCAGAGAACTGTTCTGGCGTCATGCCGCCATCGCGGAACAGCTTCGCCCTGGCCTTGCCGATGACCGCGTCCTGAAAGGCCGCCGGCTGTGTCTTGATCCACTCGTAATAAGTAGTGTCAGCCTTGACCTGGCCGTTCATGCTCGCCCGATCAGCCAGCGCTCCAAGAGACAGGGCGTCCTTTAGCAGCAGAATGAAAGAGGTCCGGCAGCGAATGTGAAACGGGGGCCGAGGCCCTTCGTCTATCGCGTACTCGGTGCCATCTGCGGATCTGCAATAAGCCGTCGTCCGTCCGTCCAGGGTCGCAATGATCTTGACGCCCCGCACAATGTCGCCGTTCTGCCTGGCGAACTGATTGCGCGCCTGGCCCGCGACGTGCTGAATCGCGGTGCGTGTCACGGCCTCGGCGTTGCGGCTGGTGATGGCCAGCAAGCCGTCCGTGTACTTCATATCCTTGGTGCCGCGCAGGGTGCGCATGATCTCGGAGTTCGTCTTGCCCTCGAACCAGCCTTGCCGGATCGCCCCAGTGACGCGGGATCGCTCCGACTTGCTCCAGTCTTCAATGAAGGGAGTCAGCAGCTTTCCGCCATCTGCACCCTTTACCCCTAGCGGCGACCTGAATGCGGCCGTCTTGAGCGTTGATAGCGCAGGGATGGTCGCGGTATAGCTAGGCACGACGGCTGCGACCACGGAAGCCTCAGCGCCTGCCTGCCATGCCGCAACATCCATAAGGTCAAGTTGTAGTTGGTCGGTGAACTCGCCGAGGATCGCCCCAAGCGCTTCGTCCACCTGGGCAAGCATCGCCTCCAGCCTGGCCCGCTTGAACTCAGTCAGTTCCGACTTGCCAAGCTGCTCGCGCAGTGACCGATCAATCTGCCGCAGAAACGGCTCGAACTTCTCGACCTCGCTGGACTTGAGGCTTTCCAGTAGGACTGCGTTGCGGATCGTGTCGCTGATCTGGTCGCTGCCCATGGTTTATTCCTCTAGCCCTACGCCTCGCTGCCCGGACTGTCCTTCGATAGTCATAACCTTGATCTCGTCGGCGTAGGCCCGCTCCGGCAGCTTCCCGGTGGTCAGGTACATCCAGTAGGTATCTGCGCTCACTGTTCCAGCCATGACGGCCTTCTGAAGCTCTGTAAGAACCTGCCCGTCGACTGCCGGGATGATGAATTCAGGCTTGACCGCAAACTTCACCTGCTTGGGGTCGTAACCCTTCCACTCGGCTGCATATCGAATGCCCTGCTCCATGGCCTCGGCAACTGTCACGACAATGCTGTGCAGGGTCGCGTGCTGGTCGTTCTGGCGGGTTTTGCGGGCTTCCCCCGACTCAGTGCCGCCTACGTCCATCACTTTGGCACCAGCCTCAAGAGCGGCGCCCTTCTGATCTTCCATTGCGGTGCGAACGGCTTCGACGCCGGCACCCTTGAACTCCAGGTAGCCGCATTTTCCGAGCGGGCCAAGATCCCAGGCAGCGGACGGCCCGGTGACACTCAGCTCGATAGACTCATCCATGCCCGACACCCATGGTTGCGGGTGACTGGTCTGGTGCAGCGAAGTGAAGTAGTCGGCGCTGAGCTGGTAGGACTTGAGCGCAGCGCGGGCCATCGTCAGCAGCGGAACTTCGTCCACTTCTGGAGAGTTGTCTGTCGAGCCGCAGTAAATGACCGGCAGGTATGCCAGGCCCTTGACCAATCGGTTATTCGCGCCGGTAGTGCCCAGGGGCTTCAATCCCTCCAGCACCGAGCCGTCTTCACTCAGCACTTCGCTATGGCAGACACCGTCGAGCATCTTGAAGACGCGATAGACCATTTTGCAGTCGTGGTCGAACTCGTCTTCCTTGTTGTCTCTGAACTCGATGAACACAGCCAGGACCAGATCCTGTCGCCCGCCCATAGCTCCAACCTTCCAGTTGATTGCGTTTCGCGTGGCGTAGGTGGAGAAATACGGCTCGCCAGTCTCGTCAATGTTCACTACCAGCGGCACACGGCCATGGGAAATAGCCTGGCGGACCATGCGAAAGAACAGCTGCTTCAGGCCGAAGCCGTCAGAGGTCGCATTGCCTTCCAGGCCTTTCAGCCCGGAAGGCAGTTCAATCTCTGGAACCAGCCGCGACACCAAGCCCATCATCGACCGCAGCGAGTCACGCACCCAGTGCTCGTACTGCGCCCGGTCGGTGTAGTTCTGGTACAGGTACTTGTTGCCGGTGGCGTCGAGCTTTTCGGCTTCGACCATGCCGCTCGGCTTTGGCAGGTTCCGGTCATTACGCTTGATGGCGCCTTCGCCTTCGAGCGCGTCATCCATCATTCGCCATTCGGCAATGTGTGCGTCGAAGTCCGGGTTTGTTGATTGCACTGGCATCAGGCCAATCCTCCAATACGGCGCGTTCCGCCTGTGCGTGCTTTGATTGGGTATCGCTTGGCAATGAAGTAGCCGGCAGCATCGACCATGTGGTCATAGCCGCCCTTCTTGTCAGGCTCGCCCTTGTCGTTGTAGATCTGGCGCTCCAGGCACTGGGTCAGCGTCGGGCATTGATCGGTGTTCACTTTCAGGCGGCGCTCGCCATAGCTGTTCAGCAGGACGGCATTCATCGAGTTGACCCGATCCTTTACGGCCGGGTTGGACGAATCCACGACGACCGTGAAGCCTGCCTTTTTCAGCAGGGATAGATCAGACTCGCTTGCGCTCTTGCTGCTGGTGTTCTGGCCGCTGGCATCCGGGTAGACCGCTATCGAGTGATCAGGGAATCGTTTCTGGATCTTCTCGATCATGTCCGGCGTGTCGCGGCCCTCCTTGAATTCATCCAAGGCCAGTGGCAGGCCGTCGCGTACGACATAGACCACTGCGCTCATCTTCATGACGTTGAAGTCCATGCCGATGTGCAGCGCCTCGCCTGGCTTGATTCGCTCGGTCGTCCGACACTCTTCGCGATGGAAGGTGTAATAAACGACCCCGGCATAGTTCTCGAAGCTGGCTTCGTACTCTTGCCGGAAGGTGCGCGGATCCATCTTGCGACGGGCTGCATCCAGTTCTTCGGCTGGTACGTTGCCGCCATCAAGCGAGGTGTAGAGCCAGCTCTTGTGGTCGGGCTCATGGCCCGGTTTGCCGTCGAGAAAGGTGTCGTAGCAATGGTTGAACCCCTTCGGCGTGCCAATGCGCAGTGCATGGCCGCCCTTCCGACGCTCGCCTGCCACCGTATAGGTGCATGTCGAGAGCATCGGCCGAAGGACTTCTTCCCAGGCTTGGTACTTACAGTCGGCCCATTCGTCCACCAGCACAAAGAACAGGCCGGAGCCGCGCAGGTCGTCGTAGTTCTCAAGCCCCACGCAGCGCAGTAAGTGCCCGCTGCGAAGGGTGATCAGCATGTCTGTTTCGTTCGGCTTGCAATCAAGCCATGACTTCGGGATAGCCTGCTTCAGTCGACGCCAGAAAACCCGGCGGGCCTGCTTCTGCGTCGGAGCGGCGTACCAGATCTCATCTTCGACGCTTACGCCCCACTCAGCAGCCAGGCGCGCAGCTCTGCGCATCTCAGCCTTACCCAAGAAGGTCTTGCCAAACCGGCGCCCGCATACCGCATCGCGGAAACGAGCATTAGGCTGGAACCCCCAAACATAAATGTTCGCCTGTTTCGGCGTCAGCTGTACCGGCGCGTCATAGGTGCGGGGAAGTTGGGACATCTTCGTCTGGGCTCAGTGTGTACTCGGCGACAGCGTGGTCGGGAGTGTCGTCCTTCGGCGGATTCAGCTCTCGGCGCAGCTTCTCATTCAATAAGCGCTTGTTCTCGACCTCGATGCGCTTCAACTCAGCATCAAGCTCGACATGCGATGGAGCGGAGAACATGCCAAGGTGCCGCCCGATATCGACCAGGGCGCCCTTCTTGTCGTGCAGCTTGACCTTGAGGCCATCCTTGCCTTGGGATACCTCGGCAATGGCGCCCGCGGTGTTGTCGTCAATCTCGGTCGAGTCGATCAGTGCCAGGCCGTGATAAGGAACCATGTCCTCAGTCTCGCCTTCCTCGCCGTCGATCATGCGGACTTGCGTCTCACCCCAGCGAACCACCTTACGGATGTCACTGAAACCGATCTTGGCCAGTTCGCGCAGCACCATGTCCTGGGTTATCTCAACCCGCCCTGATCGCGCCTGCATGCCTTTTGCGATAGCCGCCTGAATGTCAGGTTTTGTCATGTTCTCGTTGCTGATGGATCTAGCGGTCTTCTCGCTGTACCCCGCACGGATAGCGGCTTGCGTGGCATTCAGATCTGTCAGGTACTCGTCGACGAAGCGCTGCTGTTTTGCTGTCAGCGCCATAGGGATTCCTTGAGACGTTGATGCCCTGTCAGGTTATCGGTTGATGGTGTTGGTATCTCGTCAGCGCACTCAGCGAATGCGCTCAGGGGATACGGTCATGCAACCGTGCAGGCCGGCCAGATCGACCGGGCGAACGCCAATGCGTCGTCATGGCTCAGCGCTCGATCAAGGGTCAGCATCGGGAATGGCTTGTGGCCTGCTACCGATACCGACCAGTTGCGTTTGGTCACTCTTCGCCACTCCCACTTATCCGCGCCACGTTTTGCGCTTTATGAATTCGTAGCGCGAGACAATCAGATCTCGCCCTTCGCCATCCGCTGCCGTCGATCCAGCTTGCGAATCCCGTACAGGACGCCACACGCCAGAACGACCAGGAACCCCAGCCACAAATGAGTCAGGATGTCGGCCGGCATGTCATTTGCTCTTGCTGCGAACGATCTGCGCATCCACTTGGTCAGCGCAGGTGTCTAGCAGCTTGATGGCTTGGTCCTTCAGATCCCACAGCGAGCCGTTGTCGAGCAGGTCAGAGTCGTCCTCTACCCGCTCACACGGAATCAGCTCAGGGGCTTCAATTCTTAGGGCGGACGTCTTTGTCACTACCGGCTGGCTTGCCGCGCAACCCGTCAGGCAAAGGCTGAGCAGCCCAATCGCGAACAGGCTTGCTGTTTCGTTTGAGAGTCTCAAAGTCTTTCCTCGCCTTCTTGGCTTTGTCTTCGCTGGCCTTGATTCGTTTGGCCAGGTCGGCGCTGTAGGCCGCATTGCGTTTGGCTTCGGCCTGTAGGGTGGTGATCGTTGCCATGCTCTCGGCGTTGGCCGCGATGGCGTCGTCTTTGCTCTTGGCCTCGATCGTTACCTGAGCTTCAAGCGCGATGACCTGGTAGTGCTGGATGCCGATCAGTAGGCAGGCAACCAGGGCGATGATGGCGGCAGCGGCGAAGGCCTTCATAGCGTGTCCGCCTTGCGACCAATGAAGCGGATCACGATCTCGCGGATGGCTGTCACACCGAGGAAGCCAATGGCTCCACCGGCAGCGACTGAAAGAT